TGCTGCGTTTCGTGCGTCTTCAGCACTTTGTTTTCTTTGGGCAGGGGTTTCTTGACTGTCTGTAATAAGTTTTTTGACTGATTTAATAGAGTGAGCGCCCTTATTACGAATAAGTTCACCCTCGTTTGTTAGTTTATTAATAACGTCTTGTAAATCAGCCATGACTTATTCCTTATTTCTTAGATTTACTAAGTGCTTGTGCGCCAAAGAACGCTGCAACGATACCGGCAACCGCAATGAAATACACACCCGCCATGTCACCAAGAATCTTGGCTGCCTGTTCCATATTGAAAACTATTGCAAGGACTACGATAACAGGATACAACAACATACCGCCAAGTGAGTACCATGCCATTGTACGTTGTGCATCACGCATTGCGTCTGCATCCTCAAGCTCTTTGCGTTTGAACTCCAGATACATCTGTTGTTCATCAGGACTAACTTTACCGTCACCATTCGTATCTGCTGGATGATGTCCTGATGCTTTGATTTCTTCCTCGCCCATTTTACTGTCTCCTATTTTTTCTCTCTTGTTTATCGTATTGGTCTTTCTCTTCTTTGAGATAGTTTGACAACAAACTAAGGTATATTTCTCTCTCCCATGGCAACATATTCTCTAACTCAGTTAAACTCCATTTATGATGCTGTATCATTGCAAAATTTTGTTTATAATAATTTGTCAAGGAGTCATGAGACAGCGCTATCCTAAAAAACTTGGTAATCCCTCCAATAATACTTCACTCTTTACTTTCGTGTTAGGATTAACAACATCAATAACATGTCTTAGTTTTGGCATCGTTTCAAAAAACTTTAACACATTTTCTAGTTGTTCCGTATTAAATGAATCAACAAAATCAGCAATTTCATCTGTTGTCATATCAATCCTACTTATAGTTTCATCACCATCCATAACGTATTCAACACACTCATGAAACATAACTATACTTCTTTCAAAGTCAGAAAGATTCATATCTAAGTTTTTCATATCCTTCAAGACGGGATAACGTAACCCCAGTTTAATATCTTCTGTAAGTGCAATTTCCTGAGAATGTTCTAAACTCATTTGCACCGATATCTCCGATAAGTCAACCTCAGTTTCAACTTTAGTTTCTCCATCATCTGGACATGTCACGTTAAGTTTCACTTTAGCACCGGCAGATTTTGCTCTTAATTGTAGAAATACATATTCAATATCAAACATTGGGTTGATGTTAACATCTATACTGCCGAAGGTGCAATTTGTCACTAACTGACCAATAGCATCAGCAATCTGAGATTCTTCACCAGATTCTTGAGCAATCATCAAAATCTTTTGTTCGTTAACCAAGAACGGCCTATATTTAATTTCCTCCTGTGTTGATGGTACTGTTAGTGTGTATTCAGAAGTTTGTAGCTTAGGTAACGCCATAATGTTTCATCCTTTATCATAGTCTGCTTAACACCTTCGGTATATTCGCATTAATTGTTCTTTCTGCACCGGATATCACTGTATCAAGAACCTTCTCCATAAGGTTGGGCGGTTGATTGTTAATGTCAAGTGTCTCCCAATACTTATATTGTAAAGTAACAGGTATTTTTATAATATCACCAGCTGTAGCATAATTAAGTGGAGCGGGTCCAATCTCTTTTGGGTAACACTCCTTTAGTCTAAGTCCATACCTTCTTGTGTCTTGTTGATCAAGAACGTATATATCCACTGAGTCGGAAATATAATCTTTGTAGTAGTTCACATTCCATGTTCCTTTATCCCATGCCATCTCTTGCCAACTCTCAAAGAATACTCTTTCCTCTAGGTCACTACTTGCTTGAAAGGTCATAGAGAGTGTGCCGCCAAATGTGATACCATCAACAATTTCTGGTGCAATACCATACATGTTGGTGTCTAATGCCGTATTAAGAGCTCTCCCCGGCAGATCAACTGCTTCACAACGCATAGATACTTTTCTTGCATTACCCTCGCCGGGAGATGTGATAATAACCTCATACCGACTTGGAAGTGCATATCCATTTTCACTGTGAAACTCAGAAAGAAAATTATTGAGTACTCCAAATGCGGTTGATTCTACAAAACTTGCTAGTGTTGCCATTAGATCATTGCCCTCGAATCTTTCCATACCTCTGATGCAGATGCTTTCTTAAACCTCTGTACAGGTAGTAGAGTTGCAATCGTAAATTCGTCTGCATCAATCCTACGAAACTGTGACTTGGTTTGTCCAGCAAGGTATTTGTGTATGGTTGGCCTGATAAGTCGAACACCCTTTAACTTCTGGTAGTCAACAATTAACCTAGTGGACTCATCAAATGCGGTGTTGTTAGAGAAATCCACCAAACGGTCAAGTAACTTGATCCTCAGTGGAATAGGTAGGTAGTGAAAATTGATACCCAGAAATCCGTCTGAATATGTCTCTAGTGGCAACACCAATGGAAACGTGTCATAGTATGGTAGGGTCTTCTTGAACTTTGGGTCATACATAAACATGTTCAGCTTACCATAGAACGGCTTGTTGTTCCTCTTACCATCCCGTATGAGGTCCAACGTGGTTGGTGTGCCCAGTTCTTTGATCTTTTCTCTATACCATGCAGTTGAACGAGGACGACCCTTTAGTTCATCCTTGACTGCTTGCATATATTTACTTGGTGCTCTTGCCATAATACTATTTATACGAAATACCCAGATGATCTTCAGTTAAAATCTTGAACTCCATGTCATTATCTGCACACCATTCTGTCGCATATCGCCACTTAGCATCGTTCACACCATAGGTTATAACCTCGTTCATCCATCGTCTGGTGCGTCTCTTGGGTTCCTTGGGTGGTTTGCACTGCACCTTGGGTTTAACCTCAATAATCATCTTCTTGATTCCACCATCAGCCTGTTTGACCTTAATGTAGAAATCTGGGAAATATCTGTGCATACGCCCATCCTTGGGTGATAAATAGGGTATAATGATCTCTTCACTACCCCATTCAATTATGGATGTGCTGTTGTCACAGTATACCATAAACTTACGTTCCCAGAGAGAACGATAAATTATGTTCTGTGGATCACCCTTATATTTTTTCGGATTGATCGGCGTATATCGACCTTTGTATGACATTCGTTATAAATAGTTCCATCAGTGTATAAGGATATTTAGACATGGCATTAAGAGACGCTTTTGTAAACATAGCAAAGAATGCAGCTGCCGGTGCCGCACAGAGAGCAGTAAGTTCTGTTGCCGATAGTCTAAGGTCAGGGTTGGGTGGTTCAACCGCTAGTTCTGCGTCTAGTCCTCTACAAACTAATTTTAATAAACCATCACAAATTCTTCTATACCCATCTGATGTTGGTACTAACATGCACCAAGCAAGTTACATACTATTTGCTCGTCACTCTGTATCTGGTGCGAAGGTGAAAGTATCAGATAAAAAATTACCAAAAGTTGCAAAAATTAAAACAGAGGATGGTAAACTTGACGAAAAGGCTACTGCCCGAGCGCAGGCCAAATCAGATGCTGCCATTGATGCCGAACAAGATAACAAAACCGGCCGAGGTGGTGCTGGTCCAAATGGTAAAAGTAGATCACTAATATTGCAACGCAGGAATATTCAAAAAACTGGAACCGCTATCGGATTGTATATGCCACCCTCTGTCAACGTCAGTTACAATATGGAGTACAGCGATGGTGAAATTGGTGTGATGGGTGAAGCACTCTATGGATTGTTTAAGGATTATCAAGACGGAGCATCATTTTCAGAGATGGCTAACAAAGCAGGTGGCACGGTAGGAACAGGTCTTGAACAAATGGGTATTGCTACAATTGACAAAGTTGTTCCCGGCGCAAAAGATTTGTTCGCTATTGAAAGGGGTGCAATTATTACACCAAGAACAGAGATGATGTTTAAGGGTACTGGTAGAAGGTCATTTTCTTTTTCTTTCACATTCATTCCTAAAGATTCCACGGAAACACAAATAGTACATGATATCGTAAAAGAGTTTAAGGTGGGTATGTCTCCCACATATAAAACTTCTGGTTCAGTAAGAGAACTGACCATTCCTGATGTGTTTTCAATTGATTACATGCATATAAATGGTCCTAATGAATATATCAACAAGATTGGTAAATGTTATCTAAAGACGATGGACGTTGCCTATGGTGGTGATAAGTTTGTGACATATAATCCATCTGATTCTGGTCTTAAAGGTGCGCCACCACAGAAAACAACCATTACACTGTCCTTTCAAGAACTGGAAATCATGGATAGAGCTAATGTAGAGGACGGGTTCTAGAATGTATTTCGATCAATTTCCAGTAATTTTCTATGATGCTGTCGGTAATACTGATCCCAAGGTGGTTACGCATCTGCTCAAACGTGTGGCAGTACACAGTAAGGCAAGAGCAGTCACCGCACTCTATGACACATATGATGTTAGGAATGGTGAGACACCAGAGATGATTGCACACAAGTATTATGGTGATTCAGAGTATCACTGGATTATTCTGTTGGTCAACAACATCACGGACAGATTTCATCAGTGGCCCATGAACACTCGACAGTTTCTTGCACACCTTGCTGAGAGATATGACAATGTGGATGGAGTGCATCACTACGAGATCAATCAGGTATCAGGCGATACAAGTGTCAAAATCAATATCGGCACTAGCAACATAGATGAAAACGGTGATACGATTTTCAATGCAACGCTAATCACAAACAGAGAATATGAAGAAGAAAAACAGGACATACTTAGGAAGATACGACTTTTAGACCCAGAATACTTGGAACAGTTCGTGGAAGAATTTCAGAGGTTGATTTCTGATACAGAGGATTAATTGAGTGGCACAATCAGAACTTAGAAGTGGTGGTGAGTTTGACATCTTGCAATGTGATTTGGTCTTGACTACTGGAAAGGTAGTTGGACTCAAGGCGTCTATTATGGGACTCACCATATTTGAGGGAATAAATCAACTTACTGTAACAGGCACCATTACAATTCAAGATACCTTCAACTTAGCATCCTTTGGACCTATCATTGGACAAGAATATCTGCGACTTAAAATTGCAACACCCAATTTGCGCGGTGGTGAGATGACTATAGACTATTCATCAAACCCTTTCGTTGTTACGAGTGTTGATGATAGAGTTGAAATTGGTAATGGTGTGCAAGCAACCACCATGTCATTCTGTTCAAGGGAACTTGTGGTTAATCAAAGAGCCAGAGTTAAGAGAACTTTGGTTGGGTCATACTCAGATATCGTTCAAGTAATGGTAGAAAAAGACCTAGACAGCGATAAAAAACTGTACATTGAACCTAGTGCTGACAATAAAAAGATTATTTCACCAAATGTCCAACCTCTTGATGTTATAGCAATAGCAACAAAGAATGCTATGTCAGAGAAATTGAGACAGTCAACCTATTTCTTTTGGGAAAGCACCGCTGGGTTTAATTTTAGAACTCTTGGGGATATGTACTCACAAACGCCAATTATGAAATATGAAAAAACTATCTCAGGCACAAGAACGAAAGATGGTGTTAGGGATATATTGTCAGAGTTATCTGCGATTGAAGGTTACAGAATAAGTGGCTCTCCTGATACGGTGTGGAATTATGCGACAGGTATATTTTCATCTGAATTGATTGTCCATGATATCATCTCTAAAAGTTACCAAAAACATATATATAATTATAATGAAAGTTTTTCAAAGGAGCAACACCTTGGAACAAAACCCCTTGCAGTCAATGACCCCGATGGCGTTAGTGTATCATCCTTTCCATCCAAACAGTATCTAAAACCTACTGTGGGTGTCGGTACAGATCAGAGTTTTAATGACGAATTTTATCAATATGCCTACGGGACAAACAAGTTGGAATTGATGCAGGCAAGAAATTCACAACTAGCAATGATGGAATCTGCACTACAGTTGAATATCGATGTTGTCGGTACTACTGTAGTTAAAGCTGGTGACATTGTGGAGATTAAAATCCCTAGTGTCTCAGGTGTAAAGACCACCAAAAATGAAACAGAAGACATGTTGTACAACGGTAATTTCCTCATTAGGAAAATACGACATGATTTTGATATCGTTAACAGTAAACACACAATGTCCATGAACGTCACTAAAGACGCCATGGGCAAATAACATAAGGAGAAGTCCATTTCTAACACCTCTATATCCAAACATCAACAGCGAAAGGAACTTAAAATGGCTAAGACCAAAAACCGTATCAAGAAGATGACATTCCAGACCCAAGAGCGCAAGTTAGATTATACACCACTTACAGAGGATGATAAATACATTATAGAGATGGCCGGATATAGAAAACAAGGACTGAACACAGATGAAAAACTTCAACGAACTACAGGAAGGGTTGCAAGACCCCAATATATTTAAAGCATTCTTTCTCGCCGGTGGTCCGGGCAGCGGTAAGTCATACGTTGTCAGGAAGACCACCGGCGGCACAGGACTGCGTGTAGTCAACTCTGACGATGCATTTGAGTCTATGCTTACGAAAGCAGGACTGTCTCTCAAGATGCCTGATGAGGAAGAGGTGCCTAGAGATGCAGTTCGTGACCGTGCTAAAAGGGTCACTGCAAAACGTCAAGAGGGTTATCTTGATGGTCGCATTGGACTCATCATTGATGGCACTGGTAGAGAGTATGATAAGATTGCAAAACAGGCCACAGAACTGAAACAGCTAGGGTATGATGTTCACATGATATTTGTGAACACATCCCTTGATGTTGCACTGGAACGTAATGCACAACGTGATCGTTCTGTACCAGAACCCATTGCGATTAAATCGTGGAAGGACGTTCAGTCCAATATCGGTAAGTTCAGTCAGTATTTTAGAGCAAACTTCGTAGTGGTCGATAACAATAATGCAACCGAGGATGTGTTCGTTCAAGTCTTCAAGCAAATCAAGGGACTACTCAAGAAGAAGGTCAGAAACCCTGCTGCACATCAGTGGATCAGTATGGAAATGAAGCGCAGAGGTATCACAAAAAAACCCAAGGGATTCTAAATTAGCTGTTGACAAACCCTTTTTCGTGTGGTATAGTTAGTTATACACTGAGAAAAGGAAGACGTTATGATGAATTGCAACTGGATATTTCGTGACCTGATGATCAAGAAGCGGATCATGAGAGAAGCAGGGATTGACATTTCCGAGTTGGAAGTCTGGAAGGATGGTAAAGACCCTGAGAAGCGTATCTCTGAAGCTTTCAAGAAAGCTGGGTTAAAGATGCCGAATATGAATGGTCGAGGTCGGGCATAATGATCCTCACCCTCAAGGGCATCACCAACAAGGGTAAGAACCGTATTCGGGAACACGG